GAATAGCATTTAACACAGATGGAACAAAAATGTTTATTGTTGGTAATCAAGGTGATGATGTTAACGAATATACACTTGGCACAGGGTTTGATGTAAGCACTGCAACTTATTCTCAAAACTTTTCAGTAGCTTCGCAAGATACAGCTCCAAAAGGTATAGCCTTTAACACTGACGGAACAAAAATGTTTATTGTTGGCACTCTTTTAGACGCTGTTTACGAATACGACCTTTAAGTTCATGGAGAAAATATAAATGCACATTAAACTTACAAACGGCAATCCTGAGAAATACTCAATCGGGAAACTACGTCGTGATAATCCTAACGTCAGCTTTCCCAAAAACATCCCAGATTCTGTTTTAGAAGAATTTGACGTTTATCCACTTACCACTGGTGAAAAGCCAGAACACAATCCAACTACAGAAAAGGTGGTTGAGGGTACTCCGGTTAAACAAGGTGATGATTGGGTTCAGGTTTGGGATATTGTTGAGCTTACAGAAGAAGAAACTGCTGAATACATGGCATCTCTGCAACAGCAGATTACAAGTAAAGTACAACAACGCCTTGATGTTTTTGCTAACACCAGAAACTATGCAGGAATTGTAAGCCTTTGCACCTACGCCACTTCAACTAACGCTAAATTTGCGGCAGAAGGCCAATACGGGGTGGAAGCGAGAGACCAAACCTGGGCAAAGTGCTATGAAATTTTAGCCGAAGTTCAATCTGGCGTTCGTGCTGTGCCATCTGGTTATGATGACATAGAGCCAGAATTGCCTAAACTTGAATGGCCTATGTAATTTAATTACATGAATCTAGATATTAACTTACTACCTTGGCAACAAGAGGTCTGGAATGATCCAGTACGGTTTAAGGTAGTTGCTGCGGGACGAAGAACAGGCAAATCAAGGCTAGCGGCGTATCTACTACTGGTTAACGCCCTACAAACCGACAGAGGGCATGTATTTTACGTAGCCCCTACTCAGGGTCAGGCAAGGGATATCATGTGGAATCTCTTGTTAGAGTTAGGGCATGACGTGGTTGAAAGTTCCCACGTTAACAATATGCAGATTAAGCTCATTAACGGGATTACCATCTCGTTAAAGGGAGCAGACAGACCCGAAACCATGCGGGGTGTTTCATTGAGGTACTTGGTACTGGATGAATACGCCGACATGAAGCCGGATGTGTGGGAGCTAATCTTAAGACCCGCTCTGGCCGACTTAAAGGGTAGTGCCTTATTCATCGGGACACCAATGGGTAGAAATCATTTTTATGAACTCTACAAACAATCGCAGTTAGGCGACGACCCCGACTTTAAGGCATGGCACTTTACCAGCTACGATAACAATCTTTTGGAAAAGCAGGAGATTGATCGAGCTAAGAAGTCCATGAGTTCCTATGCTTTCAGGCAGGAATTTATGGCATCGTTTGAGGCCCGTGGTTCCGAGATGTTTAAGGAATCCTGGGTTAAGTTCAACGAAGAAGAGCCTCACGGCGATTATTACATAGCGATTGACCTTGCGGGTTTTGAGGAAGTAGGGAAGAAAAACAAGACTAAGCGGCTGGATAATACGTCTATAGCTGTTGTTAAAGTCAATGAGTCCGGTTGGTGGGTCAAGGATATTATTACTGGCAGGTGGACGTTAGACCAAACTGCCGTAAAGATATTCCAAGCGGTTAGGGATTACGAGCCTATCTCGGTAGGGATAGAGAAAGGCATAGCCAGGCAGGCTGTGATGTCACCCCTGACTGACTTGATGAAGAAGTATTCTAGGTTTTTCCGTGTAGATGAATTGACTCACGGGAACAAGAAGAAGGTTGACAGGGTTATGTGGGCTTTGCAGGGACGGTTTGAGAATGGGCTAATTACCCTAAACCGTGGAGAGTGGAACGTCCAATTTATGGATGAACTATTTCAGTTTCCAGACCCTTTAACTCATGATGACATGGTTGATGCGCTGGCTTACATAGATCAATTAGCAAAAGTGGCTTATTCTGGTGACTTCGAAGAAGAAACCTACGATATTTTGGACGCTGTAGCTGGATACTGATATGTTGGATAAAGAAGAATTCACAATCGAACAAGATGTAGAAGGCTGGGTTATGCACAAGTGTAATGCTTGGCGTGACCATTTTGAGAACAACTACGAAAGGAAGTTCGACGAATACTACCGGATGTGGCGTGGTATCTATTCTGAGGAGGATAGAACCCGTCAGTCCGAACGATCCAAGATTATCTCCCCTGCTCTCCAACAAGCCGTAGAATCTTCTGTCGCTGAGATTGAAGAGGCAACTTTTGGTCGCGGTCGGTTCTTTGATATTAAGGACGATTTACAAGATCAGGACAGCTCTGACGTTGCTTACCTTCGTGAACAACTCTATCTGGATTTCCAAAAAGACAAGATTAGGAAAAGCGTAGCAGAGTGCTTGATAAACGCCGCTGTCTTTGGAACTGGCATAGGGGAAATTGTTCTAGAAGAACAAAAAGACATGAAGCCTGCCACACAACCAGTGATGGAGGGACAATTACAAGCGGTTGGGGTAAACATATCCGATAGGACAGTCTGCAAGTTAAGGCCGATTCTTCCGCAAAACTTTCTGATTGACCCTGTAGCCACTTCTGTTGATGAGGCTATTGGCGTTGCGATTGACGAGTACGTTCCTTATCACCAAGTTGAGATATTGCAGGAGAAGGGTGTTTATCGGGATGTAGACATTACTCTTGCTGCTGAAGACACTGATCTTGACCCAGATCACGAACTCACTGATCAACCTGATGAAAAGGTTAGGTTGACCAAATACTACGGACTGGTTCCAAAGTATTTGATGGAAGACGAAGAAGGTTTTGAGAGTGAGGAAGATGACGGGTATTACGTTGAGTGTATTATCGTCATTGCCAACGGTGGCACTCTACTAAAGGCAGAACGCAACCCGTTCATGATGGGTGATCGCCCTGTTATCGCATTCCCTTGGGACATTGTGCCCGGACGGTTCTGGGGTAGGGGAGTATGTGAGAAGGGTTATAACTCTCAGAAGGCCTTGGATGCTGAGCTGAGAGCACGAATTGACGCACTTGGCCTCACTGTTCACCCCATGATGGCCATGGATGCTACTAGGTTACCCCGCGGCAGTAAGCCTGAAGTACGCCCTGGTAAGATTCTGTTAACCAACGGCGACCCGAGAGAAGTGTTGCAGCCCTTTAATTTCGGCTCCGTTTCTCAGATTACCTTCGCCCAAGCAGAAGCCCTCCAGACAATGGTGCAAACCGCCACCGGTGCCATTGATTCTGCTGGTATTCCAGGATCTATCAACGGCGAGGCTACTGCCGCGGGTATTTCTATGTCTCTTGGTGCAATCATCAAGCGGCATAAGCGAACCCTGATTAACTTCCAAGAATCTTTCTTAATTCCGTTTGTTACGAAGGCGGCTCACAGATACATGCAGTTTGAGCCTGAGCTTTACCCTGTTAACGATTACAGGTTTGAGGCCGTATCTTCGTTGGGGATTATTGCTCGTGAGTATGAAGTTACCCAGTTGGTACAACTTCTACAAACAATGGGCACTGACTCGCCTCTGTACCCTGTTCTTGTGCAGTCAATCATTGACAACATGAACATCTCTAACAGAGAGCAGCTTATTCAAACAATTCAACAAGCCTCTCAACCCTCTCCTGAGCAGATTGAGGCCCAACAACAAGCCCAGCAGGTACAGCTTGCCTTCCAGCAGTCTCAGACTAATGCGCTTAACGGTCAGGCTGCCGAATCCGAGGCTCGTGCCCAGAAGATTGTTGCAGAAACTAAAGCAATACCTGTTGAGTTGGAAATTGACCAGATTAAAGCAGTTACGTCAAACCTCAAAGAAGGTAACGAGGACGATAAGGAGTTTGAGCGCCGACTTAAAGTCACAGATAAACTACTGGAGGAAAAAAGAATTAGCGCAGATTTGGCTAAATCTTTAAGGCAATGATTACTAACAGAGAACTACAAGGCATCCTAGATCAGGTAAATAAAATCTTCAAAGCGCATGAAACGCGAATTTCACAACTAGAGAATGAGTTGAAGAAGCTAAAAGAACAAAAGCCTGAGACTAAGCGCAAACCCGGTCGACCTAGGGTGAGTGACAATGGATAGAGAAACAGAACAGTATTACAACGCCATGAAAGACATGATGGCTACAGATGGCTGGAAGTTGTTTAGTGAAGAGCTAAAGACTAACGCCATTAACATAAATTCAGTTGAGAGTACGAAAGGCCCAGATGACCTTAATTTTAGGAAAGGTCAGTTAAACATCTTGGCTTCTATTCTCAATTTGGAGAGCACCTTGGAGCATATGAAACAAGAGGGTAGCAATGATTCTATTTGATTTTTCGTGTGAGTGTGGAAATAAGTTTGAAGCACTTGTTTCACGTGAAACCAAAGAGAAGAGTTGTCCTGTTTGCAACAAGGTAGCAAAGCGCGTCATCTCTCCGATTCGCTGCAATTTAGACCCTACGTCGGGACATTTTCCAGGTGCAACCGACAAATGGATCAAGCAACGAGAGCAGAAGATGGCATTGGAACGTAAGGCAGCCGACCAATAGTCCTTAATGGGGTAGCTAAAATTCGGTCTTATGAGGTTTGATAATGGCAACACTAATTGACCCAGTAGAGGTAGATGAAGCAGATAGCTTAGAGGAAAGCGTCTCTGAGGAAACTCAAGAATCTAAAGAGGTAGCGCAAGAATCTGATGATATTCCCAAGGAATATAAGGATAAGACACCTTCCGAACTTATCAAGATGCACCAAGAAGCGGTAAGCAAGATTGGTCAGCAAGGTAACGAGGTAGGTGAGCTTAGACGAATTGTTGATGACTTCATTCTCAAACAGTCTACAAAAGAAGCACCGGAACCTGCCGAGGAGGTAGATTTTTTTTCTGATCCTGACAAGGCTGTAGAAAGCAAGATTTCCAACCATCCCTTGATTAAGGAGATGCAGGAAACTTCTCTACGAACCAAGCAAGATCAGTCAAAGCAGGCTCTTTTAAACAAGCATCCTGATGCTGCTCAAATTGTCCAAGACTCTCAATTTATTGAATGGGTCAGGGGCAGTGAGATTAGGCGCGAGCTTTTGACTCGGGCAGATCAACAGTTTGACACGAGTGCGGCTGATGAATTGTTTTCCACTTGGAAGCAAATGCGTCAAATTACTCAGTCAGCGGTTGATTCCGAAAAGAACTCTCGTAAGGAAGCTATTAAGAAAGCCTCAACGGGTGGAGCTAAAGGCAGTTCTGAAGCCCCATCAAAAAAGATTTATCGCCGTCAGGATATTATTGAACTTATGAAGACTAACCCACAGCGCTATATCGCAATGGAGCCTGAAATTCGTCAGGCTTATTTAGAAAAGCGCGTACGTTAAGGTAAATTACCATGGCTAATGAAACTAGCGGTACCTATTTTACAGCTAATGCTGTAGTAGATAGCACTGCGGCTGCCACCTTTGTCCCCGAAATTTGGTCGGACGAGGTTATTGCTGCTTATCAGAAATCCCTGAAGATGGCTCCTCTTGTAAAGAAGATGTCCATGTCAGGTTCCAAAGGTGATGTGATTCACATTCCTAAGCCCGTTCGTGGTTCTGCCAATGCCAAACTTGAGGCAACTGCAGTAAACATTCAGGCCAATCTGGAAGACGAAACCACCATCACTATTGACCGTCACTTTGAATACTCTCGTTTGATCGAGGATATTGTTGAAGTGCAGGCTCTTGCATCACTGCGTCAGTTCTACACTGAAGATGCTGGTTATGCTCTTGCCAAGCAGGTTGACGATGATCTGTTCCGAGCTGGTACTGGTTTCGGTACTTCTACTCTGGATTTGACTGTTCCCGTATCTGGTACTTGTACTGGTACTGCGTGGGAGAGTGCAAACTCTTACTTCATCGACGACACTGATGACACTCTGAAGGCTTACACTGATGACACAGTGGTTGCTGCTGACGTATTTACTGACGCTGGCTTCCGCGCTCTCATCAAGCTGATGGATGACAACGACGTTCCGATGAATGATCGCTCGTTTATCATTCCTCCGGCTCTGCGTTCTGCCATTATGGGTACTGATCGTTACGTGTCTTCTGACTTCCGTGAGCCTCAGACTGTCCAGTCTGGTTTGATTGGTTCTGTATACGGCATTGACGTATACGTATCCTCTAACTGTCCGTTGATTGAGGATGCCACTTCCAACAGTGCTGGCGATAAGGACGTTCGCGGTGCATTCCTTATCCACAAGGATGCCCTGGTTCTGGCTGAGCAAGTGAGCGTACGTTCACAGACTCAGTACAAGCAGGAATACCTGTCTACCCTGTACACCGCAGACACTCTGTATGGTGTTCAGGCCCACCGTCCGGAAGCTGGCTTCATTCTTTGCGTTCCAGACGTATAAGCTAGCTTGAGTTAAGGGGGCTTCGGCCCCCTTGATTCTAAGAGGTCTTTATGAAGAAGAAAGATCCGCGATTAGAAAGAGTAGGTGTGTCTGGGTATAACAAGCCCAAAAGAACTCCTAATCACCCTACTAAATCCCATGTTGTTGTTGCTAAGGAAGGCGATACTGTTAAGACAATTCGTTTTGGTCAACAGGGGGTTAAGGGAGCTGGTAAGAATCCCAAAACAGCAAAGGAAAAGGCGCGCAGAAAGTCGTATTACGCTCGCCACAATGCTCAAGACTCTAATCCATCAAAGCTGTCGGCTCG